CTAGGTAGTAACACCTACCAAGGTGTTATTGTTTTCTAAGGAGGAAACTATGATTAAATTTATCGAAAGAAACAAAGAGATCATTAGCACACTCAGTATAGTCACCTTAGTAGTGGTTTTGTCGAACTCTGCTAATGCCTCTATACAAACAACTGAGAAAAATAACTTGAGCAGTAATCAGGCTCAAAAGACAGACAACGCCTCGAAAGAGGTTTTTTTGGTTTCTAAGGCTAAGAAGTTAGAGAGTTTTGAGAATAAGGTTTCTCTTACCGATTTAGAACTTAAGGAACTGCTTTCATTGGTAGGCTTCAAGGGTAATGACCTTGTAGTCGCTTGGGCCGTGGCTAAAAAGGAGTCTAATGGTCGCCCATTGGCTTTTAACGGCAATCATAAGACTGGAGACTCATCTTATGGTATGTTTCAAATTAATATGATAGACTCCCTTGGTCCTGATCGTAGAGACAAGTTTGATCTTGATTCTAATGCAGAATTATTTAATCCCGTCAAGAATGCTGAAATCGCATATTACATGACAAACGGTGGAGAAAATTGGTCTTCTTGGAAGGGCATTACGCCAAAGACCAGAATGTGGATGAAAAAATTTCCTAAATAGTCCATTTTTCTGCTGGGCAAGTTGCATGCAAAAGTTTTACTTTGGCAGCCATAAAGCATCCGCATAGTTTACACTGATTTGTGGACAAAAGGTTTGGGCACTGTTTACAAATCTCATACCTTTTGTCTGCAACAGTCTTATGGGCATATTCTGTATTCGGATTAATAAAATCCCATGGCCTTGTTTCTCCAAGATTTTTTTTATATCTTTGCCATGGTGTAAGATTTTCTTCCATTTAACTACTCCTTAAATATAAAGGTTGGATCACTAAGTAATGCTGGAATAATTGTATCATTTAAACCAATTCCATGTATATAGATAACGCTTCTGTCGACTATGCCATTTTCTATAAAGGCTATGACTGTAGAGTCTACCACTACTTCATTAAAACTTCTTTCTGTTTCATCTAAATAGGTAAAACCAGTTTCTTTATTATATTTATCACCTTTTAAAGGTATTCTTAAACTTTTATCTACCTCCACAAACTCAGGGGAGCCAGCAAGAAATGTCAAAAGGCTATCACCATTAGGAACCTTATACCCATAGGCAAACTCATCACCTACATAAACCTCTATATTTGTATGCATAATTTAATTATACACTATCCAGTCAATTATGTACATTCGCATCCAGTCCATGTTCCACAACTATCATAGTAAGGAACACATCCACAACTTTGGCTTACACAACAAGGTCCAGGAGTTGTGCCATAGGTCAAGGTTCCATTTGGAACACATGCTGCTGGAGTAGTTGGTGTAAATGAGAATGTAGGCGTAAATGTAAATACTGGAGTAAATGTAAATGCTGCTGCTTCAGGCGTAAATGTAAATACTGAGAATGGTGAGAAACCAAAGACATAGAAAGGTGTAAATGTAAACACCGAGAATGCTTCAATTAGTGCTCCACAGCATTGTTTTCCTGATCCCATATTATACACATCAGGTCCACCAAGTAGAACTCTTCCAAGTTCTGCACATGTATAAAGATTAGCACTTGTTTGTGTTCCAGGACATGCTGGTAAGGCTTGAGGAGTAAATGTAAATACACTAAATGGAGTAAATGTAAATACACTAAATGGAGTAAATGTAAATGCTTCTGTACATGTTTCACTTTGTTCCCAAGGACCTGATCTTCCTGCTTGATAGAATGGCTCAAGATAATCGCTTACTGAGCAATCTGCATAAAGAAGATTTACAGTTCTATTTTGAGCATATCGTTTTCTTGTTCCTCCAACACAGGATCCCCATGCATCCCAGTTATAAACATATGAGGTTCCAGCAGTACAAGTTACTACGCAATCTCTTTGTTCTCTCCAAGGACTTGAAAATCCTGCTACATAAAAATATTGAGTTCCAGTGCTAACAGAACAATCTGCATTTGTTGTTGAATAATCTCTTGACGTTGCCCACCTAGACTGAGTTCCATTAGAGCAAGTTTCCCATTCTCCCCAATTATAAGTATATGTTGTCGCTGCAGTACAACCAGCAGCAACATAGTTCCACATAGTTATGGTAACAGTTGTTCCCGAAGCAACTGCAGTTCCTGATGCTGGAGATTGGCTTTCTACTTTACCACTATTACTAGCAGTGCTTGTAGTTGTTCCTGTTACAATACTAACTGAAAGTCCTGCTGTTGAAATTGCTTGTTGCGCTGCAGCAGAGGTCAGTCCAACAACACTTGGAACTGTTTTATCTAATATTGGCTGTGTTGCTGCATTTGTTTTAACTGTACCCTGGCCTAATGCAGATGATCCAGTTTCATTTGGACCAGAATATACCCAAAGAGTTATGTCATGCATATTGTCTGGAGTAAGGCCAGTTGCAGTAACACTTGTTGCTGTTGTTCCTCTTAAAGTAAATCCTGGCTCATTATCTGAAAATCTTGGAACTACCATTAATAAAAATGATACCTGTCCTGATGAAGTCCAACTAATTGTTGCAGTTGTTGTACCTGTTGCAGTACCCGAAACATTTAAAACGTTTAAAGTTGGAGTAACTGGAGTAAATGTAAATACTGTAAATGGTGTAAATGAAAATACTGAAAACGTAATTGGTGTAAATGAAAATGGGGTAACTGGAGCAAAAGAAAACACACCGAATGGAGTAAAAGAAAAAATTCTATATGTAAAATCTATAGGTGTTTCATAGTCTATTAATACGCCTGGTGTTTTTGCTTGTGTGACTACTGTATTTGTTTTTGTATTGTCTTCTTGAGTTACTGTAGAGGCAGTTCCTACAGTCAAACCATTACTTTGGATTAGTGCTTCTGCTGCTTCTTTTGATATTTCAAGTATGTTTGGTACTGAGACCATTCCTTTAGAAGCAGACCATTTGCTAATCCAACCCATGATTAGCCCTACGCTGTCAAATCGCCAATAAGAATCCAGGTATCGGTATCAGTTTTTACTAGTGAACCACCAGAATATCTTGCAGCAATTTTCTTATTTGAATTTTTACTTAAGACAGTTACACCGCTAGACTCGCTAATAAAAACACCACCGCTGCCATATCTAATTAAGTCAATACGCTGGCCAACTAAAATAGGAACTTGTACGTTTGTTGGAACTGTTATAGTAACATCATTGTTTGACGTAATTTTTAATGTTTTGCCTACATCAGATAAACTTAAAGTTTTACTTGCAGTAATTGATGTAAGATAAACAGAATCAGAATACTCTCTCCAAGATCCATTATGATAATATTGAATCTGGTTTATAACATCTCCGTTATCTGTTTGCTGAATAAAACAAACAAGCCCATTAACTGGATTTAGAATAACATCATTGCGAGAAGATGGATTTAAAAAGTTATTTACTCCACCCTTTGCACGGACTACAGTTTCATATGTTGCTGAATTTAAAAATTTATGTGTACCGCTCCAAATATAGTTTGCAGTTGTGTTTGTGCTTCCAGTAACTGGGTACCAGGCATCATCTTCTGAATCGTATAGGTAGGCTAACTTTCCCTCATCGCTAATTGTTGACATTATACTCCTATCGGCTTCCATGAAACTGTTAATGAATCAAAAATATACATAGTTAGTGGAACAGAGTCTCTATCTACCCAAAGCGCTCCGTCTGTTACAGTATTTGTGGCTGGGGGAGTGTTTGTAAAAATTGCACTTGGAAAAACAACAGAATTAGATGCAGAAGAATTTTTGTTCATCCATACATAGCCCTCTAGTGGAGAAGTTGGAGCAGTTGCAGTTACAGAAGATCCGATACCCCTATTACTTATAGTAGTAATATCATTTTTCATTTGCTGCAGATGATATGCAATAGAATCTTCTTGAATTTCTGCTGTTGATGCTGGTGGAGTTGTTGTTCCATAAAGAAAAAGTCTTAGTGCTGCGACAATGTCAGCAGCGTCGCCATATGCTGGGATCTGTGTATTAAAAGGTCCATTTATATTTGGATTTATATCTTGAGCCATTTGTTAACCACCTCTAAAAAATTATACCATACTAATAAACAGATGAACAGACAAATTTCCAGATAAAGGTACCCACCCACCACCTTGGAATATTGACCCATAGACTGTTATTGGCAAGCCTCGTGAGGTTCCATTAGTAATTATATCCCCTATCAGTATAGAACTTACTACTGGGGTTGGACTGCCAGAAATATTATGCATTACAGCAAAATCTGATGCATTGACAGAAGTAATCATGTCTTCAGGGACTATGTCTAAAAGGTTTATGATTATTTCAACTTCTCCATCAACAAAAAGTCTTGGCTCTACCTCTGAATACTGGTTTGTTGTCATTTTAAAGATTTTTTCCCATACTTCACCAGAGTCATTTATTCGCTGGTATAAGAACTGATAATCAGGATCAGAAGGATTAACGTTTATGCATAAATCAAATATTTTAAAAGTTTGATTTCCGCCTATTGAAACTACATTTGGATCTCCAACAGAAGTAAAAATTCTACTTCCTCTTTCTCCATCTGGACCAACATCTAAATCAACACTTATAGACTCTGGTCCACCAAGAACCGTAATATCTTCTGTATCAATTAATACATCTACCATTTAAGACTCCAGACTTGGGTTTGTTACATCTTCAACAACTGTTATAACACCAGTTAAAACTGTAATTACTTTATCGTATGGCTGAGGATCCGTGTTGCCAATTCGACCATCAACTATTTGTATATCATAAACATACTGAACTGTAGAGTTTAAAAGATTTCCATCTCCTGGTCTAATTGCACACGTCAAATACGTGTTATCTGAAGAGATAGACACATATGCTTTAACTATAGCAGGGTTTGATGAATAGTCAAGACCTCTTGTTGGTGCTATTGTAAATTTTGGTCCTTTTAATGTACTTGCATCATGTTCAAACTGAGAAAGATTATACGGTGTGCCATCAGACTTTTTTGGGTATATACGAAACTCGTAAGTATCACCTTTATAGTATGTAATATTCATTGTGCCTGGGAATGCCATGATTTTATTATACCATGCTACCTGACTGAAACGGCTATACTTTTTAACAACACTATAGCGTCCATATCGGTTCTAACTTGTGGGCTAATGCCAGAAATCTTATCGGCATCTGAATTTAAGAATAGATTTTGAGTAACAGAAAGGTCATATGAGTATTGATATTTTAGCGATGCCACAAAAGATATAACCTCAGACTTGCTTTCAGGGAAAAACGATCTAACCCACACTTCTGTGTTTGAAGAATATGTTGTTATTTCAAAATCATAAGTTATTTGTAGTTGGGTTCCTAGTTCTAGCCCTTTAAGATTAATTCTTTTTGTTTCTTTTCCATATAAGCCCTGAGAATTTGATGGAAGATAGTTTTCAACTGTTTCCCGTGAAACATTTCCAAGAGTTAGACCTACCCAGCCATCTTCTCCTTGAGAGGCTCCAGTTTTTGTTGGAACTAAACTATCAGATACATATCTTGCCCAGCCTGCTGGCTGATTATAGTTTGGCAAAGAACTTTTTCCATCTTGTCCTTTTTGTCCAGTATCTCCTTTTTGTCCTTTTTGTCCATCTTGTCCAGGTTCTCCTTTAGGGCCTTGCGAACCAGTTTCTCCTTGTAAACCTCTTGGTCCTTGAGGACCTGGTACTGGAATGTATCCAACAGAATTATCTGTAATTATGATTTGTTGGTTTTCAACTTGAGATGCGTATGCTGCTTTTTTGCTTATTGGAAAATCCATATTTTTAGAAACCATAAATCCTCCAATAGATTATTTTTTAACTTTAAAAACTTTTACATTTCCATTTGTTGAAACTTTTATGGCTGACGGTAATTGCACGGGAGTTACATGAGAGACTTTTATAATTGGCATTAGATAGTACCTGTAATATCACCAATGACATTAATTGTTCCAATAACTGGAGTCCAAACAGTATCGTCAATTTTAACTTGAAGATCAAAAATTAACTCAGAAACTATACTCTTATAAGTTGTTCCCCAATATGATGTTATATCTGGAGAAGCAGTTACTACCACATAGCCAGGATGTGATGAAACTTCTAACTCATCAATTATCTGGGTTTTTGGATCATAAGAACTTGCCTTAAATATCCAGCCAGCAGTATCAAATAATGAGACTTCATCATTTTCTAAAAAGTCGATTCTTATAGTTGAGGTATCACCACGAACTACAGACCACTTAATATTTATCGGGTCATAGCCAAAAACTTCAGGTCCACAGATAGTCATAATACTAGATTATACCATGAAAAATGACTAATACCATGATCGGTGGGTATAGGACAAACCATGGTATTAGACTATAAAATTGTACCATAAAAAGGGACAATCTGGACATGATATTAAAGTTTACCAAACTGTTATAATTGGCTATGTCCGTTTTGTCATAATAAGTCTTTTATGCCAGGATATCGATAGTGTATACTAAATATATATAAGAAAAAAGAACTATCTTGTAGTTTTAAAAGATATCTTTATATATAGTATATAGCAAAATTATTTATTAACTTTAGCAATATGGTCAATTAAAATTTGATACATTTCGTCAAGTTTCTTTTCTTGGCGATCTCTAGATTTAATAGAGTCAATTCTTTGATCGTCTACAGCGGTTTCTAATCTTGAAATTTGGTCCTTCATCGATGATCCAGAATTCGGTTTAAGTTCGCTGAGATAATGTTTTACCATCCACTTGATTGCAAAGGCGATTGATGATACAATTGTAAGTATCGCTACGATTAAGGAAGCCCAGTCTTGCACAGTCATAACATTATTATAAGGGACGTTTATACAAAATGAAAACAGACATACTTAATACACTGGAGCATTCTAAGAATTTAATTATATCCCCTGACATGGATGGTTTTATGACCGCAAAATTATTAGAGCGTTTTAACGGTTCGAAAATAGTGGGTTCGTACGACAAAAATCTTTTATGTCTCGCCGACGGGATCTCCCCAGAGGAATGCTTGTTTGTAGACTGTGATATGAATAGAGAAGGTTTTGTTTCACTCGGAAATCATATGCGTTTGATAGAGGATGCTATGTCTTCTAAGTCGTTCAATCCGAATGTACACTTCGGCGTGACGACATATAGCGACAAGTTTCCTTACGCAACTGCGTTTTTAATTTCGTTCGCAACAGAGGTTCAAACCTCCGACTCTGACCTCATACGCATGGCCTTTGCTGATTCAACTCTACGCAATATGGAAAAGTACAGCAACAACATGCGAAACTGGTCAACACGGATGGATCATCCTGCAGTAAGGTACATAATAGACAATTCGGACATTGCACGGGATAATGATAAGCAAGCAAGATTTGAATATGTAGATCAATCATTTACATCTAAAAGATACGGCAAGGAACGTTACCTCAATACCCTTAATACAGCCCTAGAAGCCCAGGAGATGAGTTTTGAGCCATTGGTCCAGGGTGTTAGGTATATGGCTGATAAAGTAGGCCGAAACACCTTGGTACGATATCAAAAAGATATAATCTCATATGCTGAAATATTTACAGATGAATATAGCGTTACATACGACCAGGAAATAGAGTGGAAATAGGGTTTGACGGATATTTGCCAATACGCTATAATAGTTATACAACCGTTTTCGGTTTAACATGTTAACACCAGAGGAGAAATAAATGAAGGATACAGCAGTAGAAGTTATGTCTGAGACTGTTGAACAGTTTAATAGACAAATGGCAGCCCAGCAAAATATGGATCCCGCCGAAATTGAAAAAATCATTAACGAGCAGTCTTATCAACTTCGTTATATGAATGGAATTATTTATGATGCACTGAAGGATAATGGTTACATCAACTAATAATGACTTTTGCCAAAAGTGAGGAAGACTTTTGTTTTCTATGCCCCGAAAATTCTAAAGAATATAAAATTTGGAAACACGTAGGGGTCACTTTTGGACAAAATGATACAAGATATCTATCTGTGTATATAGATCACGATTTTGAACAATACCAAACCTTAAACCTTGATGATCAGCATAATCCAATATACCAAAATGAAAAATACTCTGTTTGTGAAGAAATATTTCCAAATACGCCTTTTGAATTAGTTTTTGTTCCAAATAAACATTATCGACAAACCAACGATATGCTCAATAGCCAAGAAGGACTTAACACCTTTGCAGATATAGTGCAAACCATAAATGATCTTAGGGTTTATTTAGATATAGATGAGATCTCTATTCATTTTAATGATCGATCCCCGAAATTTCATGGCCTTATGGAGCATCCGCATATTCACATAGCCACACATAGCAAATCTGAAAATTTATATCAGAGAGCGAGAGATTTCTTTAATGAAAAACCATGAAAATAAAGAATGGCTAGAAATCCAATATGTTGATCAAGAAAAGTCTATCGATACATTAGCCAAGATGTGTAATGTGGACAGAAAAGTTATTATAAATGCTTTAAATGACTTTCAGATCTATAGAAAGTATAATACGGATAAACATCCTAAGCGTTGGTAGGTCTTCCTAAGTCTTCCCAGAAAATTTCTCTACCCATGTTATCTGTTACTGGCATAGATTTTGATTCACATTCTGCACAAACAGTTTCTGAAAATATTTTTACAGATAGGTTAGGAGTTTCTCCTATGTCCCATGAATTTTCAAGATTATCCAAAATTCCCATAGTTCATTTTACCATAAATCTGAAAATATTGTTCAGATGTATGATACGTGTTTATAAAAATAAAATGACAAAAAAATAGTGCGCCCATAACAGACGCACTAAAATTTATTTAAGTGTCAAACCTTTTTAGCCTTACCTTGTATCCAACCTGAGTGGATACCAGCAAGAGGTGCGTCTATGTTGATAGCCGTGCCTATTGGTAGCACTTCCGCATAGCGTTCAATGAATGATAGTACATTCTCCTTAGTAGGGAATTCCATCTTCTTAGTAGTACCTGTAACGCTTGTTAGTGTTGCTTTTATCATTTAATTACCTCCGAAAATAAAACATAGGGCTATTGCTATAACTACGCCTACAAACGCTCCTATTGGTGCGTAATCTGCGTTCTCATCTAACCAATCAATCACTGCTGTAAAAGGGTTCATTTTTATTTCTCCATAACATTGATAATAATTTGTAATTCTTTTTCAGATAGTAACACTGAGGCACTACCCCATAAACCTGCTAAGTAGTTATCGCCGTACTTCTCTTTAGCCAATTTAACGGCTTCATCTCTTAGTTCATCTTTTATCATTTACTGTCCTTTGTTAATTCTTATACTGAGTATTCTACTCTATACCGCTGACATTTTCAAGCCTAATAGGGGGTATGTCTGTGTGTTCTTAGTCACACTCCCCGCATGGGCACTGTGGAAACTCACGCTCCTGCTTAATGCGGTTAGCCATACGCTCAACCTTAGCCACTGTATCGGCTGAGGCTCCTCTATAGGATACTGTCTGACCATCGGCTATCATCTGAGCAGCCTTAGCAATCTTTTGGTCTAATGTGAGTGAGTTCATTTTGAACCCCTTTCTTTTAATTTCATTTTCTTACTCTGTAAGTGTAACATAAAAATGTCAAAAAGTCAAGTTTAGACACGCACAAATCGGACATTTTCTATGTGATTTACACCACATCGATCCCCTAGCAAAAGTTATCCACAGGGTGATGTGTATAAGTAGTGTGATGTACCTCATATGTGATGAATCTCACAATGTCCGATTTATCCTATTTATACCCCTCAAAATGTCAGACCCCCCTGCTACAATTACAGTATAAAGAAAAACAAGCGGTAAAGAAATCCGCTAAAGAAAGGTGGTCTAAAATGACTACACTAACAATAACAAAATGCTCACCATTTTCTGAGCATAATCCAATGAAATCTGCTATCTCCGAAATCGGTGATGAGCAATTTACTTTCT